TACAAAGATTGTATCAGCAACTCAGCACATACTCGACGGTTCCTCTGGGGATTTCCCCGGTAGGCACATGAAGTGGGTACGTGAACATGAAAAGGCTGGGCAAACCACGCGGGAAACCTCATAGGCCAACTCCCATTTAATCCTCCATAACCTAATAATAATAATAGGCGGGGTAAGTTTAGAATGTCACGAGCAACACTACTTGATGAGCGTAAGGAAGAAGAATTAGAAGCAACAGACCAACTCGACACACAAGATACTGTAGAGACTCCTGAAGAGGAACAACCTCAGCAGCCAGAAGTTCCAGAAAAGTACCAAGGTAAATCTGTTGAAGACCTCGTACAGATGCACCAAGAACTTGAGAAGTTTTCAGGTAAACAGAGTACGGAAGTTGGCGAGTTACGTAAAGTTGTTGATGATTACATCCAAACACAACTCTCAACCCAACAAGCACCTCAACAACAGCAACAACAAGATGATAACGATGACGATGTAGATTTCTTTGTCGATCCTAAGACCGCTGTTAGTAGAGCTATAGACAACCACCCTAAGATCAAAGAAGCACAGGCTTACACACAACAGTACAAACAACAGGCTACTCTTGCACAACTCAAGTCCTCTCATCCTGAGATGGAACAGATACTGCAAGACCCCAAGTTTGCTGAGTGGATCAAAGGGTCAAAAGTCCGAACACAGTTGTTTGTTCAGGCAGACCAACAGTACGATTACGATTCTGCACACGAACTATTTAGCCTTTGGAAAGAAAGGAACCAAGTAGTTCAACAGACTGCACAAGCAGAACGAGCAGCACGTAAGAGTTCAGTTAAGACTGCATCAACAGGCAACGCTCGCGGAACAGCAGAAGGATCTCGTCGTAAAGTTTATCGTCGTGCTGACATTATTAAACTTATGAGAACCGACCCAGAGCGCTATCAGTCCATGTCGGACGAACTACTCAAAGCGTACTCAGAGGGTCGGGTCCGATAGCCTAAAGGAGAATTACAATGGCTGGTGAAACCTCTGGTGCCTATTTTACAGCTAATGCTGTAGTAGACAAAACTGCTGCTGGGACTTTTATCCCAGAAATCTGGAGCGATGAAGTAATCGCTGCTTACCAAAAGAACCTGAAGATGGCTCCCCTTGTCAAGCGTCTCGCTATGTCTGGCAAGAAGGGTGACGTTATTCACATCCCTAAGCCCATCCGTGGTGCTGCATCTGCTAAGGCAGAAGCTGTAGCAGTTACGATTCAAGCTAACCTAGAAACTGAGTTGCAAGTAACTGTTGATCGTCACTTTGAGTACTCACGTTTGATTGAGGACATCGTAGAAGTACAGGCTCTGTCTTCTCTGCGACAGTTCTACACCGAAGACGCTGGCTACCAGCTTGCTCTGAAGGTAGACACTGACCTCATCAACGCCGCTACTGGCTTTGGTAACGGTACTCGTACTCAGACTCCTGCTGCTACTGGTGCTAACTGGGTTAACACTAACAGCTACTACTTTAACGCTGCTACTGGTATTTCTACCTATGCAGTGGATACTGTAGCTACTGGCGACAATTTTACGGATCTTGGATTCCGCGAAGCTATCAAGCTGATGGACGACGCTGACGTACCTATGGATGGACGAGTTCTCGTTATTCCTCCTGCGTCACGTAAGTCAATCATGGGCATTGATCGCTACGTGTCTTCTGATTTCGTAGGTGGTCGCGGTGTTGAGTCAGGCCTCATCGGTAACTTGTACGGTGTTGACGTATACGTTTCTAGCAACTGTCCCGTAATTGAGACAGCCGCTGAAAACGGTGCTTCATCTCTTGATACCCGTGGTTGCTTGTTCTTCCACAAAGACGCTCTTGTAATGGCAGAGCAAATGGCTGTACGATCTCAGACCCAGTACAAGCAAGAGTACCTCTCTACTCTGTACACGGCTGACACTCTGTACGGTGTTGAGACTTACCGTCCCGAAGCAGGATTCATCCTCGCTGTTGCTGACGAGTAAAACTCTAGGGGGTCGGCAACGGCCCCTTTTTCTCTTTTCTTGTTTGTTTTTTTAGGAGCAATCTATGCCTATCTTTCGGGGTGATGGCGGTTCAGGTGATGCCTCTACGGATGCGTATGCGTCACAGGTAGCTACCAACGCACAGACTGCTACTACAAAAGCAAACGAAGCATCTGCATCGGCTACTGCTGCGGCGGCTAGTGCTACAGCGGCTGCTTCTAGTGAGTCCGGTGTAGCTTCTAACGCAACAGCAGCGGCCTCTAGTGCAACTGCGGCAGCGTCCAGTGCAACCAGTGCTTCTGGTAGTGCAACTACAGCAACAACACAAGCATCTGCTGCATCAACATCTGCTACGTCTGCTGCTACATCTGCTACTACAGCAACAACACAAGCAACAACAGCTACTACTAAAGCTAGTGAAGCCAGCACAAGTGCTACTAATGCAGCTACTAGCGCAACTACAGCTACTACACAAGCAACAACAGCTACTACACAGGCTACCAATGCAGCCTCTAGCGCCACTGCAGCGGCCTCCAGTGCAACGGCAGCGGCATCCAGTGCTACAGCAGCAGCTACATCTGCAACAGCCGCAGAAGCCGCTAAAGACGCTATTGACGGCCTGTACTTAGGTGCACAATCAAGTAACCCAACTGTAGACGGTAACGGTAACGCAGTAACAACAGGTGATTGGTACTTTAACACATCAGACAACAGCACTAGAATTTACACTGGTAGTGCTTGGGATACTATTAATCCAAACCTAGTAGGCGACACAACGCCACAGTTAGGCGGTACGTTAGATGCTAACGGCAACACTATCGACATGGGTACTAACAATATTACTGATACTAAAGTAGGTCAATGGGACACTGCTTACGGCTGGGGTAATCACGCTAGTGCTGGGTATCTCACAGGCAACCAAACGATCACACTGTCCGGTGCAGTCACTGGCTCTGGTACAACTTCTATTTCTACAACACTGTCAACTGTTGACGGAGGAACTTATTAATGACTACGATTAAGCTAAAGAACGGTTCAGGCGCACCAGCGACAAGTGATCTTGTTCAGGGCGAACCTGCGCTGGATCTTACTAATAAGCGTCTCTACACAGAAAACGCAAGTGGTACTATAATTGAGGTTGGGACAAACCCCACTAGCTTGACTACGGGTACGTTCACTTCCACAGGCATTGACGATAACGCCACAAGCACTGCGATTACGATTGATTCTAGTGAGAATGTTGGTATTGGCACTGCGAGTCCTAACGCATACGCAAATTACACAACTCTCACACTAAACGGTGCTACTTCCAGCGCGCTTGATTTTGAGGGCGGCGGCACATTAATGGCAGAAGTGCTTGCGACTGCGAATGACTTAATTCTACAAACTGCGCAATCAGATGGTGAATTAATTTTTAGATCTGCCGCCGGTAGTGAAGCCATGCGTATTGATAGCTCTGGTAACTTGGGGTTAGGCACACCTGCGCCGTCTAGTTATGGCGGTGGTTTTGTTGTTGATGATCTTGGAATAAACATTGTTACTGCATCTAGTAGCTCACCCGGAACAAACAAATTAAGTTGGTGGTCAGATAACAACGGTATTAGCCAAAACGCTTATATCAGTACGGTTAATGATGGTGCTACAACCAACACCGGAGAAATGGTGTTTTATACGAAAAACTCCAGCGCTACTTTAGCAGAGCGTATGCGTATCGCTTCAAATGGTTATTTACTGATAGGAACCACTACAGTGCCAAACGGCTCTGCAGATGGCATAGCGTTTCATCCCGGATCAAGCGGGCGTATACTTAGTGGCGGTTCTACCGGAACCTTTAATCAGGTATTGTTTTATAACCCAAACGGCTCTGTTGGGTCTATTCAAACTTCAGGCAGTGCTACTGCTTACAACACCTCCTCAGACGTTCGCCTAAAAGAAAACATCACAGACGCACCGGCGGGTAACATTGACTCTATTCGTGTACGTTCGTTTGATTGGAAAGCTGACGGGTCACACCAAACCTACGGCATGGTTGCACAAGAACTTGTTGACGTTGCACCAGAAGCTGTATCACAAGGCGAGACTGAAGACGATATATGGGCTGTTGACTACAGCAAGTTGGTCCCAATGATGATTAAAGAAATTCAAGACTTAAAAGCCGAAGTAGCGGCACTCAAAGGAGAATAAACTATGGCACACACATGGACTGTATCCGCTATGGATTACAACGTATCACAAGACGGTCACACCAACGTAGTGACTACCGTACACTGGCGCTGTTCAAAGGAAGACGGAGACAACTCTGGCTCATCCTACGGCACTGTAGGGCTTGAGGCTCCGGGCGAGTCTTTTGTTGCGTGGGACGATATCACTGAATCTACTGCTGTTGGCTGGGCTAAGGCCGCAATGGGTGACGATGAAGTAGCCGCTGTTGAAGCCGCTATTGACGCACAAATTGCAGAACTTGCTACGCCTACGTCTGGCACTGGTGTTTCTTGGTAAGCTAATGAATGGATCCTCTTTCTTTAATTGCTATGGC